GCCAAGGTCCTGACTACCCTCGAGGCCATATACCTCGATTTACCACCACGGTTACCACCGAAAATGTAGACAAGATCCACCTTTGGATCTTCCAGAGCCTCATCAGCATCTTTCCAGTGCCGAAACAGGCCCGTGGTATTGTGCCAGTCAGAGCCGTAGTTGAAGGGATCAGCCTTCTCGAGCCTAATCAGCTCCTCCCTCTTGAGGTAGTAGTCCTGTAGCACCCCTTCAGCGGCCATCGCCTCTGCTTCCTCCCTGCTAGGGACCGGATATACTGGGTGCTGTGTCCAATTCATTCCCAGCGATCCAACTGCTTTGGAGAGCCCACACAGACAAGCTTGCCCGTCCCCTGCTCAACCCAGACAGGGATCTTCAATCCCTTCTGAAAGTCCCTGTTGTCTGATACCCTCACAAGCCCTAGATCTGTCTCCAGAAGTCGCATGTTAAGCGGCCTGTTCTTCACAGTAGCCTGCTTGGGCTCCCTGCCAGCCTTCCAGCGGAGATCCGCTGTATCTAGCCCAGTTCGCCTCTTAGCCCTCCTGCCACGCTTGCTAGGGCTCTTCTTCGCACCTTCAGTCTCGCTCATAAATCATCAATAGCGTTGTAACTGTCAATCGACCAGTCCACCTGCAGCCAGCCTCCCCTGTCCCTAATCACCCAGTTCTCCACCCTATGCTCCAAGCTCATGTCCAGCTTATCCCGTAGCTCCCTCACAAAGGCCTCCAAATAGCCCCTGAGACGCTCTTTAAGGACATCCGGGCTCTCTGGTAGGGTCATGTAGCTATATGGCGTCATATCGGCCATATACCAGCTCCTGAACCGCCATATGCGCTCGAAATCGATCCCATCAAGAAGCATAGTGATCTGGGCCTCCATAGAGGGGGCCTTCCCGAAATAGCCAGTGTTAGGCTCGATTAATGTAGGCCCAGTGGGGGCATCGCTCTTCTGCGTATACATATTGCTCATCTATTTTACGAGGGGAGATCCGCAACGATATTGCTATATTTCGCCAGCGTCTGACCCCCTCCCCCCATCTAGCCCGTGGAGTTTCGCACAATATATATTATGTGCATTGTTTTATCTCTGACCATCGATGCTAACTACCTCTGCTTCAATCACTTGCTTTGGTTTGCAGTTCTTGATCAGTTTAGTCAGCATCTCTTCTGACAAATTCACCGTCTCATGTCTAATAGTTGTCGAGGGTTTGCCGAGCAAGGTCTCGACTTTGTCAATCAGTATCCCTACTGTGACGGGTAACGCCTGCGGCTTCAGCTCACCTGACTTCAGGGCATCTCCGAGCTTCTCCAGAGCAGTGTCTCTTGTCTTCACAAGCTCTTGCAGGAAAGCTTCTTGAGCCTTGGGGTCTCTCTCAGCTTTCTCGACCATAGTCACGGCTAATTCCCGTGATATGCCGAACACTTCCTGCAGTGTCTCTATGCCGAATCCCTTCTTAGCTGCCTTGAGTATACTGTCGTATCTCTCAGGGTCCTGTTTCTTCAGCCCAGTGCCAGTGTATCGTCTGATACCACTGGCTTCTAGGTCAGGATTCCACTTCGTTTTTACTCCCATAATGAGATGGATGGGAGCTGGATAAATGTGTATACATTCTGCCAGCCGCCCATCCAATTATATGTAGCCTAGGGCGTAAAGCAAGCCTTTTCGACTACCGATCATATACTGTCCCAGACCAGCCAGCCTTGACTGCTGCTACACCGTCTCCGTTCAGCTTGATAAACAGCTCTGAGGAGGCCGTAGAGGCAGCTTGGAAGACTGGGTAGTCCTCTGGGCTTATCTGGGTCAGTATCTTGCCGTCTACCAGCTTTGAGAACGGTCCTCTGAACTGGTCTAGCTGCCATCTACCATCACCGTCTGCGTCTCGGTATATGGCTATGATCTGCATGTCTGAGAGTGGGTGCTCCCAGCTTGCGTATACGTATTTATCCCCGATCTCGAGGAGGTTGGTTTCTTTCATGTTTGTAGTGGGTCTTTGTGGATGGTGAAGTTCTCGATGGGGATATGGATCACCACTCCCATATCCTGAGAGTCTCCTCTGTCAGATCTGCCGCCCATTCTCCAGTCATTGAATGGCTGGAACATGTCGATGCTGCCTAGGGCGTCTGTCCACTGCACCCACAGTGTGACCTGCAGGAACTCATTGATCTGACAGTGGGTGAATGCATTGATGAACTTCTCGAGGCACAGCATGAATGTGGGGTATTCATTCAGGGGATTAGTCCTGCACTTGACCTCGATCATGTGCGTGATCTCTCCCTGTCTGGTTGCTGCGTAGTCGAAGGAGTGCCTAGGAGGCAGCTCATGCAGTGGCTGCTGCATGATCATCTCGATCTTGGTCTTGACTAGCTCCTGATTGGCTCTGTCCTCACTTGTCTCGTATGTTGGCCTCATAGTGTCTTACTGCTGCTAGGATGTTCCCTCTGAACTCATAGATGCTGCCATCATTACAGACCGTGTAGTCTGGAACGATGTCATCCACACTGGTCTCAGATGTGTGAGTGTCTGAAGTATCTGTTCTGGGGCTGTTGATCCCTATGACGAATCCTCCAAGCGACCTGATCCAGTCTGCCTCGAACGGAAACCTGATGTCATCGCAGATCATGCTGCTGTAGTGATTACAGAGCACGTTCCATCGTCTGGTAGCTGCCTCTACCCAGTATTCCCTGCCGTAGAGCTGCTTCATTGCTTCCCCGTATGCCTGCAGCACTGGCCGCAGGATCTCCTTGTCCTGCTTACAGCAGGCTCCGGTGACAGACTGGACAGTCTCCTTGATCGGGCCTGCTAGGCTGATGACTGTGGCATCGTCCTCGAGATGCCTGACAATGGCTTCTGCTGCCGTTGATTTCCCTGAGTGCTTCCTGCCGCAAAGGCCTATGATTAATCTACTCATCGTCTTCTTCCTCCTCGATTCCTTGATTGAAGTGCATGTCGTCGTCGCTGATTAGTGCTAGAGTCTTCATGATACCACCTAGAGCAAGCAGGTCAGCTACCTGCATCTCGAGTGATACTAGGGACTCACTGGCCTTGCTGGTGTAATGGATCTGGATAAGCATAGGCTTAGAGGGGGGATGCGGTTGTGAGTTCCTTGGAGCGATCAACAGCACTGAATCTACCGTTCCATTTGGTCCACTCAAGCTCAACCTTGCCAGTCCTGCCGTGCCTGTTCTTCCTGACTATGATGTCCACCCTGCTATCGTTGGACTTGTCTGGCTGGTGCAGGAAACTGACCGTGTCTGAGTCCTGCTCGATGGCTCCTGACTCACGGAGATCTGACAGGGAGGGCTCTCGCTCTGACATGTCGATCTGCCTGTTCATCTGGGACAGGCACAGGACAGGCACTCCTGTCTCCATTGCCAGCATCTTGATGGTCCTGCTGTAGTCTGAGACCTTCTCAACATTGCTGTTGTATCTGTGGCTTGCCGTGATGATCTGCAGGTAGTCGATCACGAACAACTTGACGCTCTTCTCTCTGGCCATCCTGCGAGCCATAGACCTGACCCTGTTCAGGGGCAGTGTCTTGTCCTCGATTGTGATTGGAAGCCGGGTGCAGGCTGACGCTGCAGTGGCGATCTTGTTGATGTCGCCGTGACCAGTCTCCTTGAAGTGCTTGATATCCTCTTCGCTCACATTAGCAATCAGCCTGCTGGCGATCTGATCAAACCCCATCTCATAGGACCAGTAGACCACACGGTCATCTCTCTGGGCAGCGTTTTTCATGATCTGGATGGCGAAGGCAGTCTTGCCACAGCCCGGTCTGGCAGCGATGGTGTTCATAGAACTAGGCTCAAAACCTCCGAGGATGGCGTCTAAGGCCCCAATGCCAGTCTTGAGGGTGTAGTCAGGCAGACCACCCTTGCAAGCGTCCTCAAGCTGCCCTAGGAGCTTTTTCCAGCCCTCCTTCTGGTCTGTGGACCCTGAGTTAGCCTTGGTGACCTCGTAGAAGTCATTCTCGAGCCTTTGCAGCAGCTCCTTGGCTGGCATCTCGTCAGAGAAATGCTCGAGGGCATTGTAGTAGCGCAAGAACACAGAACGCTTGATGCGAGCATCCTCCAGCTTTGGCACGTAGTAACCCAACATCGATGGGCTGTAGCCCTGATCAAGAAGCTCATTGAGAAGCATTCCACATCCCTCGGTGACATCCTTCACTGTCATGATGTTGACCGGGCTCCCTGCCTCTGCCAACTTCACTGCAGCATTCCAGATCTTCTTGTGGATCTGACCGTGGAAATGGTCAGGGCCTACGCCCATATCGAGGGCTTCCTCAAAGCCTCCATCGAGAGCTGCACCTAGCACCGCTGACTCATGCTGGTTTGAGTGAGGGATCTTCCATTCTGATTTCATTGGGAACCTCCTCTCAAAGCAGAGCCCACGAGGTAGCTTGCGACAAAGGCAGCATCCCTTCCTGCCTTTAATACAGTATCTTCTACAGTATTAACTATAGTATTATTAGTTACTGTCCCTATTTTGGGACACGTTCCCTGTTTCGTGTCCTCATTTTGCGACACGTTATCAGAACGTGTCCCTGATTTGAGACACGTCCCAGACAGGGATGCAGTGAGGCAGGACTTCTTGCCCTGCTTCTCAGCAGTCACCCAGCCAGACTCAATCAGGTCCTTCTGGGTCTTGAAAAATGTGTTCTTACTCATATGCAGTCGAGCTGAGATGCTGCGCTTGTTCTCGAAGCACTGGCCTCTCATGCGAACATACAAGTATACGGAGAGATGGGCTGGGGTCCAGCCCTGATCAAATAGCCACTCTGGGGCAACTGGTTGTAATGGTTTCATAAGATACGCAGGAACCAGTATAACAGATCGGACCACGCAATCAAGCGAAAAATAATTCTTGTCAATCCTGTCATGATGTGTTTAACTGTAATCA